CCATATTGTTTGGGATAATTCCACCCATTGTTCTCATATTATAAGAAAAAGTATCCCACCAACTTGGAGGAGTATATCTTTCCGCAGGATCTGTTGGATCAAGTACAGCAACTTCAACATGAATCATTGGATGACCCTCTGTATTCAAATCTCTTGCTTGAATTACAGTTTTAACAACAGTTCCAAACCATTCTGCTTTGGATGGATATCCACTAGGACCATCATCAAATCCATACCATGGTTGATCACAATATGCCAGTTCTCCTAAACTTGGATACTCTGTGCTTATCAGAATCCTACCTGAGATATTTCCACCCAGTCGCATTCCAAAAGGACCAAGAGACCAAGTTGCTTCTACAAGACGTTGTGAGAAACTTGTCCATGGTCTAATATAATTTCCACCACCACCAAATGACCAGTCAGTAAGATATGCTGCACCAGAAACGGGAGCATAATGTCCTAGGAACGGTTGATATCCTGTGCCTACTTCAATAGGATTTAATACTGTCATTGGTTTTTAAATATTTAGAGATCAAATTTGTCTGGATCTGCTGCTTCCAAGAAGGATGGTGGTACACGCAGGGTATTAATGCTGTCTGAATAAATTGGATTACCATTACCATCTAGAACAGCTTGTAGTAAGAAGAAATTTCTCTCTGGCCAGTTAGTTCTAAATGAAACCCATTTAGATTCCATTCCTGCAAAACTTTGAGAATCACTTTCATCAATCACAGCAATACAAATTCTATTTGCACTGGTGATTGGTTGTTTCAATGATAATGTCACTGATGCTGTATCAGTAGAACCATCAGAAGCAGTTGCAGTAATGGTATAAGTTACTGTGTTTGTAAACTCATCAACTACAGTTGCATAATCTAAAGCACCAGTTGCATTTAACGGAACAGCACCAGCACGCAATTCAACATCACCAACACCATTGTTTATGGATAGTGATGATGCTCCAGTTGAAGTATATGTTAATGTAAATGGTTCACCAGGATTTAGAACTCCAGTTGCATCACTAGTTAGAGTTACGTTTAGTGATTGGGTTGAAATAGCTGGTTGTTTATCTAGAGTTCTGATCTCATATGTTTCATACTTAAATGTTACATCTGCGGTGAAATAATCAATGTCCGTAGTTGTAGCATCAAAAGGAACACCACTAATAGATACTGGAAAAATTCTGACAAACTCAACAATATGGTTTGTGTTGTTGTGTGATGTTAAAACTTCAAGGATGGCAGTAGAGTATTGATCTTTTTCATCTGCTCTTCCTTCAGATAATCCAAACTTTCTTATCCAATCATGTATTGCTTTATAATTTACTAAGTCTTCATCTACAATAAATCTTACTTGTAAATCACCAAAGTCAACTCCACCACTTGCTGCTATAGGAACATTTCTGTACGGTGTAGGTACAGTTGTAAATGGCATAGAGAGTTCAGGAATATTGGCAGTTTGACAAAAGAAATCTACGCCTGGAAATAATTCAAGACTTAACTTGAATCCTACAGGCGTAAGAAAATTTCTATTTGTTGGTTGTTCCTTATACCAATTGGCAACCATATCAACTTCCTAAGCTATATTCTATTTATGTTTATATGAGGAGGGTGCTCCATTGCCCCATTCAATTTGTAATTCCTCATCAGTTATCTCTACACTTCTTTTCTTTTTAACATTAAAAGATATCACAGCAATTGTAGTAACTGTTGCGGCAATGGGTGAAACATAGAGCATTAATTTTTGCAGCATTACCCTTAATAATGGTACTCATTAAGTACGTCTAATACATTATTTAGTGCTAGTTGTGCTGCCCATCTTTCTTTATCATCCCAATCAGGATACCAAATTTTATCATGAATGCCATTTTTAATATCCATTATCCTTGCAGTCATGTCTACTTTTGATAATCTTCCATTCATACTATTAACCTTGATATCCCTTAAGTATACCTATTTAATAAAAAAGGGGAACCTTTCGGTTCCCCTTGATTTGATATCGTGACTTAATGTATCACATGAGGTTAGCAACCTGAACACGACGATAGTACTGGTTACGACCAGCAGTAAGTGTCTCAGCGTCAGGAGTACCGTTAGCCTGTGTAACGAAGGGATTAGCGACCATGCCGTAGCGAGTCTTAAATCCAATCTTGGGCTGGAAGGTGTCTGGACCAATAGATCTGACCATCTGTAGGGGAACGTATGGGCAGTAGAATAGACCAGCGTCATAAGGAGAAGAACCCTTATAACCAACTACGTAGTAGTGCTTGTTAGCAACGTTAGCAGAATAAGGATCAACGAAGACCTTAATACGACCGTTGATAGTACCAACTAGGAGGTTACCAGTGTCATCAACTTCACCGATGGAAGGACCACCAGCACCAGTTAGACCAGAGGAGTAGTCTAGAGTACCAGACATAGCAAGAGCAGAAGCAACATCAGCAGAAGTGATGATGAAGTTGCCCTTTCCTCTACGAGTTTCCTGTGCGATTGCGTTGGCGTCTCTTTCAATCTGGAACATAAGTCCCTTGAATTTTTCAACTGACCATCTGCCGTTGGAGTCAACGTCAAGGTCAAAGATACCAGCGTTAGCAACGTTGTTCTGAGCACCAGGCTTAGCAACGGTGTATACAGTACGTACAACCTCACGGTTGATTTCAGCAAGGATCTCACTGGAGAGAATGTTAGCAAGTTCCTGCTCAGCATCTAGACCGTGGATAGCCTTGAGGTCTTGTGCTAGTTCTAGAGTGTATTCTGCCTTGAGAGCTCTGGACTGTGCAGTCACAGCAGTCTTCTCAATGCTGAATGACATCTCACGGAACAAGGTGCCTGCTTCGCCTAGACCTTCAGCAACGTTACGTGCCATTGGCTTAACGCCACGCTCGTAAGTACCAGGTGAAGAGTCGTTTAGGAGACCAGGATTAGAACCGTCAGTAGCATCTGTAGAAGGATCATATGCACCAGCAGTAGCATCGCTACCAGCGGCGAAGTTAGAATCTGCTTCGTTGTATAGTGCCTCAGGACCAGTACGACCTTCGTAATGAGCCTTCATTGCGAAGATTAGTCCAGTAGGACCACTCATAGGTTGAACACCGCAGATGTCGTATGCCACTAGGTTAGGCATTGCACGACGAATGAGGCTGATTAGAACAGGGTCAAAACCAGCGAGACCGCCAGTCTTAGTGTCTAGACCACTGCCAGATAGTGCGTTAGTACCGATAGCACCAGCAGAGTTACCAGCAGCACCACCTGCTTCTTGTAGCATTCCACGCTCTTCACGTAGGAAGCGTTCTTGGTTTTCTAACAGAACTGCGGTTACACTCTTTCTGTAATTATCAGTGATGGACTTAGTGCCTTCATGATTGAGAACAGGTGACCACTTTTCTGTTAGGGCTTGAGCATTAAACATTTTTGTTTACCCTAAAATTTAAAGTGTGTAATTAATTATTTATTTCCAGCGACTTAGAGCAGCAGCGTACATATCCATTTGAGGATTTGTAGCAGGTGCTTCTACGCCATCTACTGGGGTTTCATCGGCAACTTCAGAAGTTGCTACTGTAGATTTCTCAGAGAAATATGCTTCCTTGAAAGTAGATACTTTCTTGGTGTAGTCTTCCTCAGAGACAAACTCTACGCTCTCAGCAAGTTTGCTGAGTTTGTCCTTCTGAGTATCTGCGAGTCCTTCTGACACAGTGGACAGAATATTGAGTTTAGCAGTCTCATTTAGACGGGCTTGAAGTTTCACATTATCCTTGACCTGTTCGTCTAGGCGTTCTTCCATCTCACGAATAGTAGCAGCCATACCTTCTACCACCTCAACTTTCTCGTCGGGGATATTGATATAGTGCTCTTCAAAGAGATTCTTGAGACCTGCAATGAAGTCTTCAGTAATCTCATTTCTAATTCCACGATCAATGGCGATTTGATTCTCTTCTAACCATTGAGTCACGGCGTAGTTAACTGTGCCATTAACTTCCTCGTTAAGTTCTGCCTGAGCAGCAGCGAGTTTTTCTTCAGTTTGTTTGGCAAAGTGCTCTACAAGCTTGTCGTACTCTTCAGAAATTTTCGCTTTGACAGCAGCTTCAAAAATAGTCTTTGCTTTCTCAGCGAACTCTTCGGAGAGTTCAGTGCTCTCTAGGAGAGCATTTACGT